TCAACATCCAAAAGGAGACATGGACCCATATTTCACTTACAAATCAAACCTCTAACCAGGTTATGTCCCTTGGAAGGCCAATCTTCCAGAAATAATAGAAGCAGTCAAAGTTGCACTTGCTCTTGTAATCCTCTGGGACCTCACCATCTACGAGCTTGACAAACTGAATGCGTTTCCTAGGGATGACTATCTGCAGAGGGTGTGGGTTCTTGGCGAAAATCTTTCGAACATACTGAGTGAACAGTTTAGGGGCGGGCATAATGAGCACAAAGGGTTTGTCGAGCTCAACAAGACGCTCGAGTACCCGCGTGATGAGTGAAAATGGTGGGTTCGAGACGACAATGTCGCCCCGGTTGTTCTCAAAGAAGTCCTCGTCTTGATGGATGACCTCAAAACCAATCTCTCTGAGAAGTTGGCCAGAGTTTCCATCTCCGTAGAAGGGCTCCCAGATGACCTTATCCTTTGGCACAAGATGCTTGATAGCCTCCCAAGCGCTTTTTGGTGTCATATAGTCATCGTGCTTCTCAAAAGTCTTTGTCTGAAAGCCGGCCATTATTATTTAAAGGTCTCAGACTTTTAACTAGTATAATGGCTCTCAATGTCACTCGTCTTGTTCCTCAAGCACAGCTTCCGGTCCGCTCGTCTCCCGGAGCCGCGGGTTACGATCTGTTCAGCACTGACAACTACGTTATCATGCCAGGCCGTCGTGTGGTTGTGTCGACCGGAATCGCTGTCGCCCTTCCTCCAGGGACCTACGGTCGCATTGCACCTCGCTCTGGACTGGCCGTGAAGCACGGTCTGGACACGCTGGCAGGTGTGGTTGACCCTGATTACCAGGGAGAGATCAAGGTGGTCATTCAGAACCTTGACGTTGCCCAGCCGTTCATCATCCGCCCAGGATACCGCATTGCCCAGCTCATCCTCGAGAAGTTCGAGGCGCCCGAGGTCATTGAGGAGACCGAAAGGACCATCGTAGAGACGAAGCGCGGTACCGGAGCTTAGAGTTTTTAAACGTTAAATATGAAAGATGAGCGCTTTCCAGGCTGTTGCTTGGGAAGGCGCCGACTCGCCCGAAAATTTGTTCGTCATTCGAATCTTCGGCCGGGCTGAAAATGGCCAGTCAGTCTCTTTGGGGACGCGGTTCAATCCTTACCTTTACATCAAACCCCCGCCAAACGTGCGAGCTAGTGAGCTCAAGGACACGCTCAAGCGCACCTTCTGGAAGGATCTCGCATCGTGCGAGATTCAGGACGGCAAGGATCTCTGGGGTTTCCAGAATGGGGAACTTACTAGGTTTTTGAAGTTGGAATTCAAGAGTCACAAGGGTCTCCGAAATTGCTCGTGGTGCATCGATAACAACAAGCACGAAGACCTGGCTGGGTGCCGCGTCTATGAATCGAACATCGATCCAGTCTTGCGTTTCATGCATTGCTCGAATCTGACATCGACTGGGTGGATAGACCCCGGTCCGTGCGAGCCAGACCTCGAGACGAGCTGCGACGTCAACCTTTGGAGCCCGAGCTGGCGCGCTATCAAGCCGTTGGCCCGTGATGACCTCGCACCTCTCCGCATCATGTCGTTCGATATTGAGTGTTATTCGAGCACCGGCGCTTTCCCAGACCCCAGGATTGCAGAGGATGTCATCTTCCAGATTGGTATGACGACCCGGAACTTTGGAGACCCGACCATCACTCGCAAGTGTCTCTGCCTCAAGCAGACTGACGCGCCCGACTGCGAGTCCTTCGAGACTGAGAAGGCTCTCCTTCAGCGTTTCCAGCAATATCTGACAGAGACGGACCCCGACATTATCACTGGCTGGAACATCTTCGGCTTCGATCTTGAGTACTTGCTGGTCCGTGCGACCATTCATCACAAGCTCGCACCCATATGGGGTCGTATCAAGAATTCTGTAGCAGAATTGGTCGTCAAGAACTTGAGTTCGAGCGCTCTCGGCAACAACGAGCTCAAGATGGTCCCTATGAAGGGCCGGTACGTCTTTGACCTTTTCCAGGATGTGAAGCGCGAGCACAAGCTCGAGTCGTACAGCCTAAACAACGTCTCCAAGCACTTTCTCAAGGACCAGAAGAATGATATGCCGGTCAGGGAGATTTTCAGCCGTTACCTAGAGGGCGACCCCAAGAAGCTCGGCGAGGTGGCGGAGTACTGTATTCAGGATACGGTTCTGCCTCACAAGCTCATGGACAAGCTGTGCCAGATTCAGAACCAGTTCGAGATGGCCAAGGCGTGTTGGGTCCCTCTGAGCTTTCTGAGCGAGCGGGGCCAGCAGATCAAGGTCTTCAGTCAGATGGCCTACAAGGCCCGGCAGCTTAACTTCATCATCCCGACATTCAAGTACGGCACGGGGCCTATCGGGGAGGGCTACGAGGGTGCGACTGTGCTCGAGGCGCAGACGGGAGCGTACTACAGCCCCATCACGGCGCTCGATTTCGCGAGCCTGTACCCGAGCATCATGTGTGCGCACAACCTATGCTATTCGACGCTGGTCATGGACCCGAAGTACGACAACTTGCCCGGCGTGACGTACGAGCAGTTCGGCCCGCACCGGTTCGCGCAGTCTCCCGCGCCCTCTCTGCTCCCAGTCATCTTGACAGACCTGAAGGCGTTTCGCAAAAAGGCCAAGAAGTTGATGGCGCAGGCAGAGGGGACGCCGATGGAGGCCATCTACAACGGTCAGCAGCTTGCATACAAGATTAGTATGAACAGCATTTACGGATTTACCGGTGCTTCGAAGGGTATGCTTCCTCTGCCGGCTATTGCCTCGACCGTGACTATGCAAGGCCGAAATATGATCGAGCAGACGAAGAATTACGTCGAGGCCAACTTTCCGGGAGCGCGCGTGCGATACGGAGACACTGACTCGGTGATGGTTGAGTTCGATGTGCAGGGTCGCAAGGGCCAGGATGCGATCGACTACAGCTGGGAGCAGGGAGAGCTGGCGGCTGAGCAGTGCACGAAGCTCTTCAAGGCGCCGAACGACTTGGAGCTCGAGAAGGTCTACTGCCCGTACTTCTTGTACAGCAAGAAGCGCTATGCCGCGAAGATGTTCGAAAAGAACAAGGAGGGCAAGGTGGCTTTCAAGAAGATTGACGTCAAGGGTCTGCAGGTGGTCCGGCGCGACAGCTGTCCCTTTGTGCGAGAGACGCTCAAGGGCCTGCTCGGGCAGATTCTTGACTCGAGCGACCCGAAGCCCGTCATTGACAAGGCGCGTTCGGCTGCCAAGCAGCTTTTGGACGGCACCGTCCCGCCCGAGAAGCTCTTGATGAGCAAGCAGCTGGCGTCGTCCTACAAGGTTCCCACTCCCCACGTGGCTGTCAGGGACAAGATGAAGAAGCGGGCCCCTGGCTCTGAGCCGAAGCAGGGTGACCGCGTCCCGTTCTTGATAGTCAAGGGGCCCGGGAAGATGTACGAAAAGGCCGAGGACCCTGGGTGGGTCCGGGATCACAACGTACCTATTGATTTTGATTACTATTTCACGAACCAGTTCAAGAAGCCCGTCCAGGACTTGCTCGAGCCGCTCATTCCAGCGGACCAGATTTTCAGCAAGAAATTCAGCCAGACGAAGGGCATCTCTGAGACGGACGCGAAGCGCGCATTCCTGAGCCGTTTCGCCTTAAACACGTCGCACTAAATAGTAGTATGGAGCAAAAGATATGTGAGCTCATTGAGACCGAGGTAAGGAGGAGGACGCAGCTGACCGTTGCGACGTATCTGGAGGTGATCTCGACCCTTTACGATATCCCACCCCACAGGCTCATCAAGGACACGGTCCATCTGGACGTTTCGACGTGCAAGGGTATCAACAAAGAGGCCCGGAGATGTCTGAAAACACCTCTTTCAAATGGCTACTGCAAATTTCACAGAAGGCAGGCTCCAGAGCAGGAAGAGCCGCCTCCACCACCAGAACCTTCTCCGGCTCCATGGGACGCTTAGAGACTTGGGTCCCTTGTAATTCAATGACGAAATCAGACATTCTCCTCACGAGTCTGGAGCGCTTTTACGAAGTCCCGGAGCACCGGAAGCAGTTGGATGATATCCTTGGGCGCGCAGGGGATGTCCCATCTCTCCGGCGCCTCGAATGGTTCGTTACGAACTTTGCCAAGACACAGCACGTCACGTACACCGCACCGAACGGAAAGATGTTCACGGTCCACGTGGCCTACAAGTCGAGTCTTGATGGCTACTCTAAGAAGCTGTTCGACCCTTTTTGTCGAACGGCCCGGATAGACTTCCACGGCCACACGACGACAGTCGCACAGCTCAACTTCATTCGATGGTGCATAACAAACGGCATCATCGAATATCTCAAGAAAATGCCAGGCGCGCAAACCCCCTGTCAAACTCCAGAATCGCATATCCATAGTAAAATAGAAACAAGTTGTATCCCTGTGATATCTGCCCAGCATACGTCGGATTGAAAACAATAGACAACGTGCTTGTCTGTGAGTTGAGCTTTGAAAAATTTAAGAAACCTCCCTGATTGTACTCGGTTGGCGTGAGCCCAAACGAGTACGTGTAGATGTTTCGTGAAGGCACGGACAATCCGTGTTCCATAGGCTGCTTGTAAGTAAAGTACAGTGAGCCCTGGAACGTACTCAAGATGTCGACATTATTGAGTGTTATTTTTGCGGTCGAAATAGGGTCTATAAAGTTTGTTACGGTATTGTTCGATGAAGGAAAGTTTACGGGGACTCCCGTCTTTATATAGTCAGAAGTGTATCCATAGTTGTACCGCTGGTTGTAGGAGGTTCCAGACGGCGCTCCGGTGGTGCTTGTGACAGTCTCGTAACTTCTGGACCGAAAGAACCAGAATATACTCTGTACAGGAAAAGATGCTGAGAGCTGAATAGAAGCTTGTGAGACGGTCGCAGTGGCTATTGTCGATGTAGGACCGAAGATTCCAGATATGTTACCACCTCCAAAAGAGGTCGGGGCCTCTTTCTTCACGCGATTGACTATGAAACGAAGGGGTGTGTTCTGATAGTAGAGCTTTTCGGCCGTGTCCAAGAGGATCTCTTCCGTGATGAGGGACGGGTTCAAGATGTCGAGGACGGACCCATTGTTTGTCCACCACGCGTACGGCTGGAATGTGAATCGAATATAGACGCGCTGGTTCCACATGGCACATATCGGGAAAAAGGGCTTGCGGAGCCTCTCACGGCCTTTATTCGCGTGAGAATGTCTCCGGCAAAAGAAAAACTCCAAAGGGCACACGATAGTCTGATTCGCGCTCGAACCTACGCTCGAATTGAGGCCACCGACCATGGAGAACATCCCGAGCTGCTCATCGGCATCTAGGAACATCTGGTCGCGGATGATGTACCAGTCGTCGTAAAGCGTCTCTATGACTGTCTCATTGATCATGAGATCAACCTGCTGTATCAGGGCCCTTCCGATATTCTCATTTATACCCGCTCCCGTGGTTGTGGTTTTCGGAACGGTGCATGTAAAGTACATATTCGATATGAGGTGCCCAAAGTCTCTGGGGCGCAACTCAAGAGTCACCGTCTGGCCTTGGTAGGATGGATTTGGGGGTGGAAATGGAATAATCTTCTGGTACATGACAAAGTTTGTATGTTGACGGTATGTGTTGTGAAACTGTGACTTGGAAGGATCTTGCTGCGTCAAGTATTTGTCCTGTGGGCCCACTGCAAACAGAGAAAGGACCGAACCGGCACTGAAACCGCGTCCTTTAATATCTAGGTACTTTTCCTCGACCCCTTCAGGGTCCTTTATTTCTGTCCCGAGGTCTCGGAGTGGCACGTAGGTCTTGCCACCCATGACATTTGGGTTGATATCCACAGGCTTGCGCTTCTCAAGGTCACTCGTATATAACCGAGCCGGTTTGAACTCTTCAGTGTATTTTGGCTCTACAATCATGGTGGGTGAGCCTCGGATAAAAATGGGCGCGCCTGTGTTTTCTGGGATGCTCTCGTCGAGAGGCTCTAGGGTAGCATTCATCCCCTCGAGTATGGTTATTTTACACGGCCCAATCGTAGGCAGACCCACTACCGACCAGCCCACAGCCGTACCTTCAGGTGGTGGTGCCGTCATCTCTATCCTCGGTATGTGCCCAATGATGGTAAAGTTTCCATAGACCGGACCGGACCTCTGGGCCGAAGGGTGAGGGACCTGGTTTGGTGGATAAAGACTCGCGCCGGTCGAATGAACGGTACCCTCAACGAACTGTTCCACATCAATTTGTATAGTAAATGACCACTGGTATGATTCTTTCGTAAGGGACGTCACATTGACCGTTCCTGGTTTATTGTTAGAACCGGTTACACGAATATTACCGACGAGGCCATATATGCCTACACATGTCCATCCGCTTCCAACTGGGAAACCCGGCCAAGGCGTTGTAACGTAATATGTCGCCTCCATTTCCCCCGTGACCTTGTAGAACCCATTCACATCGACCGGTTGGTTGCCCGCCCCAGAATCCATACCGAGTGATTGAGGCGGTGGGTTCAACGCCTTGTTGACGCCTTTCTGAACTGCGCGCGTCTGGGCAAAAACTTTCGACCCGCCGAGCAAAGGTATAATTCTATTCTGAATTCGACGCTCAAGGTCCAGGATATGGGACTTGTTGAGTGCGTCTATTGTCTTTTTTTGTGCATAACGTTCAAATTTTATTACATTCGAGTCATTCAGTCTTTGTTCTATCGGGCCCTTGACGTCCGCGGTGTGCGGCTTGGCCTGTACTGGCGTTATAGGTGTCGCCATATCTACAAGTCTGCGAGGTTATTTTTCCACATCTGAGACACGCTCGTCGCCTTGAGCGCGACGCGGTCCGCCTCGCGCTTTTCGCACAGCGCCTTGAGCTTCAGAACCTCTTCGCGTGTGTACTGATACGTCTTGATATCCATAAACTTGGACCAGAGCTCCTCCTTGAAGTTCTCGGCTCTGAGCTGAGTGTGGATCTCCTCCAAAGGCACGTTGAGCACCTGGATCCTCTTGGAGATGACGAAACCGATGAACCTCGCCTTCTCTGAGAGCCACCGAATCTCAGCCTCAAGTTGGCTCAGAAGCCACTGCTTGCGCTTCTTGTACATCCCTAGCCGAATCTCGATGTAGTCGACCAGAATCTCCTCAGGACTCGCGTACTTCTTCACCGCCCCATTCGGGCCTATCAGGTACATGTTGCTCGTGTGGATAGTCTTGGTCATCCCCAGGGCCTGTGCCGGGTCGTCCCCAAGGGCCCCTGCGTCCCAGATGCGGAAGCTCGGAGTTGTCTCCGTCGAATGGTTCTCGTATTTCTGGATAGTCCCCTTCTCGACCAGCTCCTCCAGGTGCTCCTTGAAGTCCTGGATCCACTTCCCCGGAGGCAGCTCCGTCACGTGCAGCTGCGACCCCTCGCGCGTCACGATGCCCTCCATGACCCACGTGTGGTCCTTGGTCTTGGTCATCTTGCCCTTGAAGCCCTTGAACCACGGCTTCATAGGAGCCCAGGAGGAGCCTTGCTCCGACGAGGAACCTGCGGTTCCTCTGGCCACCTGGTCCAGCGCGCACAAGATGTTGTGCGTGAGAACCTCTGGGTTATACGGAGGGACAGAACAGCTGAATCCCGTCCCAATACCCTCTGCGCCATTGACCAGAATCATAGGAAGGACCGGAGAGTAAAACTCAGGCTCGACCTTCTCGCCGTCATCGACCACATATTTCAGAACAGAATTGTCATCCGGGTGGAAGATCTTGCGAGTCGAAGGCGCCAGGCGCGTGAAGATGTACCTGGAGCTCGCAGCGTCCTTGCCGCCCGCCAGGCGCGTCCCGAACTGTCCAGAGGGCTCGAGAAGGTTCAGGTTGTTCGCACCGACAAAGTTCTGTGCGAGGTTCACGATGGTTCCTTGAAGACTCGCCTCTCCGTGGTGGTACGCAGTCTGCTCAGCCACGTAGCCACTCAACTGAGCAACCTTCATATCGCTCGTCAGGTTCTTCTTGAGGCACGCGTATATCACCTTGCGTTGCGAAGGCTTGAGACCGTCCGCCACGTGTGGTATCGAACGCTTGATGTCCTCGGCGCTAAAGTTGGCCAGGTCCCGGTGGACAAAGTCCGTGACGCTCAGAGTCTTGACTGAGCCGTACGGGATGCCTCTGGGCGGGTTCGCCATGTGGTTCGTCAGCCAAGCCTTGCGGTCGTCTGCCTGAGCCTTCGAAAATGCGAGAGTCATCGATTCGGTCAAGTGCGCATCTGCACCAAAAGCGACTGTGAGCTTGTCGATCTGCTTGAAATACTCCTTGGCTTCAGCACTGGTCGAAGTTCCCAGACCCTTGTAGTACTTCACGGCAGTCTGTGGAGCAGACTGGCGTCCCGGACCGGAGGCCCCTGCAGAAGAGGCTTCGCCTACGCCAGTCGCAAGCGACTGCCGGTAAGCCTCCTCGGTAAAATACCACGTCTTGCCCGCCTTGATGACTGGAGTCACCATCGAGACCAGGAATCCCAGGTCGATAAGCTGAGGCCAATAGACGTGAATCATATTGAGGACCAGGCCCTTGATGTGAGACCCGTCGAGGTCCGCATCGGTCATGATCATCAATCGACCGTACCGCAGGTCCCGGAGGGACCCGTAGACCTTGCCGTGCTGAAGTCCCAGAATCTTCTTGAGGTTGCTAAACTCCTCATTCTCAGTCACTTGCTTGATCGTGGCGTCTCGCACGTTTCTGGGCTTTCCGCGGAGTGGGAAAACGCCAAACGCGTTGCGACCGACGACGCTCAGCCCCGCGATGGCGAGCGCCTTGGCCGAGTCACCCTCAGTGATGATGAGGGTGCACTCGTGCGACTTGTGGGTCCCGGCCCAGTTCGCATCGTCCAGTTTGGGAATGCCAGTGATGCGACTCTTCTTTGACCCGTCCGTCTTCTTCAGCTCCTTGGTCACCTGAGAGTTGCCCTTGGACAAGAGGTCCTCAAGGACACCTGTAGCCAGAACGTCCTTCACGAATTTTGGTTTGAAATCAAACGCCTCTGAAATTCTTGAAGTGCACTCCGCCTTGGTCTGACTGCTGAAAGTTGGGTTGACCAGGACGGCTCGCACAAAGACGAAGAGGGACGCCTTGACCTGCGCAGGCTTGAGACCGGTGACGCGCTTGTCCTTTGAAATCTCTTCGACCAGAGCCTTTGCGACCTTGTCGACGTGCGTCCCTCCCTTGGTCGTGCAGATGCCGTTGACCCACGAGCACTGCTGAAAAGCACCGCTGGTCGAGTGACCGACCACGATGTCGAACGAGGTCCCATCAGCGCTCTCTCCAGTGTGCATCTTGGCGATCGATTCAAGTCCATGCATCTGAGCCCACTCGCTCAGACTAGTCACCTCGAGCTTCTGGTTGTTGAATCGAACCTCAGCCTTCGAGCACCACATAGCCGCGTCCCACGCGCGCTTCTCGAACACTTTGAGAAAGTCCCCAGGGCCGCCAAACCGTGCATAGTCGGGCATGAAGACGATACGGACAAAAGACTCCCCAGATGTCCCAGTGATGGTCGGAGGCTCGACGTTGCTCATATTTCGCGTCCAAGTCTGTTCGTAGAGCTTCTTGCCGTCAGAGATAGACACGGAAAACTGAGTCGAAAATACGTTCGTCAGCTTGGACCCGTAGCCGTTGCGGCCACCCGTGACCCTCTGCTCAGTGTCATTGTAGTTTGAGCTTGTCAGGAGATGTCCGAAAATCAGCTCGGGGATCCAGAGTGGCAGACCATCCGGACCCTTCTCCTTGTCATGCTTTTTGATAGGAATGGACACTCCTGAATTTTGAATCGAAATTGCTCCCTCAGTCTGGACAGCGATCACAATTTCCTTGACCTTCTTTGGGTGCAGAGAATACTGGTCGATGGCATTGACCAGGATCTCGTCGAAGATTTTCACCAGGCCAGGTGAAACAGAAAGCTGAGAAATCTTGAAGCCATCATCAGATCGAACCCAATGGGGTCCAACTTCAGGAGCGAGGGATCCGACATAAGTATCTGGCCGTTTGAGGATGTGTTCCACGTGGGACAGACGTTCATACTGCATACAGGTACTGGGAGGCTGTCCTTTATTTTCCTGACTAAATGTAGGCAATGGAGATTGTGGTCCTTGTGTTGTCCATGGTCATAGTGACCCTTGCAGTACTCATTTTTCTCCAAAAGAGACGCCCCCAGGACCTGGTCACTTCCCCTGCAAAGCCCGAACTTCTAAACAACTTTGATTGCTACGTGATAAACATGGCCAAGAACAAGAACCGTCTGGCCAATTTTGATAAGGAATACAAGAAGTCAGACCTTGGGTCAAAGCCATACATCCGGTGGGAGGCTGTGAATGGCTTCGCACTGGGAGACTCTATCAAGGACCTGGTCTCGCCCAAGACGTGGCTCGGGCTCAATTTCCTCGAGGCGACCAAAAAGCGCGTGGGTGACGACCAGTTGACCCCTGGCATGATTGGGTGCTACCAGAGTCACTACGGCGTCTGGCGGTCTGTGCTCGAGTCTGGGACTCCGTGCGCAGTGATATTCGAAGACGATGCCAAGATTTATCCGAGTATTTATCAGAATGTTATTCGTAATATAGTGGGAGGTTCTGGTATTTTCCCTGCAGATTGGGACATTATTCTTTTGGGTCACTGGTGCAAAAAGTGCCAGCGGGTCAACCAGTATTTTGGAATTCCCAAGTATTTCTGGGGTCTCCACGGCTACATGATAAGTCAGAAGGGATGTGAAGTGATGATGAAATATCGGGAGCCTGAAATTTCAGTCCAAATTGATCACTTCATGAGCCTTCTGAGTCAAAAGGAGGTGCTCAAGATTTTTGCAGTCCACCCATCCTACGTCGTCACTTCCAATTTTGGAACGGATTTACAGCTGGGAGTTACACAAGTAGCGTAGGCAGTGGTGGGAAGACGTGGTCATAGAACCCACCGAACTGCATGATGATGTGAGCCAGGAAAAAGAGGACGAAGTTTCCTCCAACAGCCTCCGCGAGAGGATACTTGTGGTTCTGGGCCAATATTCCTTCGCCCAAGGCGGTGAAGAAACCCAGAACGCACGCCTCCTTGAAGAGGGCCCCCATACCCTGTGGGTGCCCTACATGTGCCGCAAAAGCCAGCACAATCATGAAACCGACGAGCCCCGCGCCGGCCGTCATGATGGGCTTTGTCAGAATTTGTTGTTCTTTCGCTTCGCCTTGCGTGAGCGCGCCACCTCCTGTTATGGCGTTGAACCCAGAGAGCTCGCGTAGCACGTTATATGTGAAAAAGAGGAAAAAGGTGATGAAGGCGAGATTCACTATGAGCTCCTTCCGGCCTCTCATCATCGCTATGATGGAAATACCTATGGCTGAGGTGCCTCCGACGGCAAGGCAGTCGATCATGAACTTTCTGGGGTTTTCATTTATATAGTCGCGATGACCATTAATGAACGAAAGCACCAGCAGTGCAGTCAGCAAGGCGAACTTGCCGTACTTTATCACCGAATAAAAGACGGTGGTGCTGTGAACCATTCTACTTCTTACGAAGAAAAGATTCTATCTATTTTTCATAATAAGAACCACGACGAGACCCAGAAGTATGAGCGTACCGACGCGAATCTTAATGTCAACGAACTTGTCGTCTGGGCCATTACCGTCGCATCCAGAGATCCACTCTGCAAAGGCGGTGTCATAGGACACCATAGGCTTTCCGAGGCGCTGGTTCACGATGTTGTGCACGTCGACCGACCACGCAAAGTACTCGAGGTTGTGACCCTCGACTGGGAAGGGGCGCTGAGTCAGAACCTGCGCGAAGTGCTCACGGCACGCTGGACACGGGAGAACCTCTGTATATGAATACACAAAGTCCCTGAGGGTCTTG